CGACACCTAAGGGCTCTAGCACACCTTCGTCAGTATCAATACTAACGATTGTGATTTGTTGTGTATATTGGGGCGTATTAGTACGATCCAAATACTCTAATCGAGAGTTGTCTTCCAATACTGTTTCGACATCTTCCATCAATTCATCTAATGCCGCTACTGAATCTTCTGCCTGCACGTAGCATCTTATTGTAACTGAAAGAAATCTGTCTTTGTATCCGCCAGCTTGATACTCTCGTGTCTCAGAGCCGGCATTTAGGTGAACTGCAGGAAACTCCTCCACTTCATCCCAAAATTTAAGTCTAGGGGAGACGTTTTCATTTAGGTCGGTTAAGTAAAAACCTGCTCCGTTTATATCTTTGAGCTTATCAACGATAGCATTAACAATGCCTAACCGTCTTGTTGTATATGCTCTACTCATTATAGTCTCCTAGTGTATAATCTTCCAATGGCGAACTCTACAGCGATCTCCCTAATGGAGCGGCTAATTAACGCACGAGGATCTCGTTCAGGGCTCCCTTGTGCAAACCCTGGCTCAAATGTTTGATAGGGGTTTTTTTGATACGTATAACCAAAACTAGGAAAGCCTTGTCTTGTTTTTACAGCATCTACTACTTTAACGCTTTCTGCAAATCTGCCTGTTCGGTTGTTAAGAGCTGGAGTTTGCATATTTGCTTTTATAGTCTTAGGTAGCTCTTTATTTATCATCATCATCATCTGTAAAGGGCGGGCTGCTGCTGAGTTTGTTGCTCTTCTCTTTGCTTTTCGAGTTCTCAAGGTTATAGCACTTATCGCTACTTTGCTACCTGTCTTAGACCCTTTACCTTTGCTTTTAGTTTTAGTGCTCATCTTAACTGATTTAGCACTAACCTTTACATTCTTTTTTCCTTTAAACTTATCAGTAACTAAAGCTCTCGTCTTGTCTTTCAACGAAGGCGAGCCTTTCATATCTAACATATCAGGAGTTAGTTCGCTAATAAACTTCCTGTAAACAGATTTTACAGCTTTTTCTTGTTTGGAGTCCTTAATATTACCGGAACCTATTTGAAAAGCAATTACTGAAACATAGTTTGCATTGAGCTTACCTTTCTTTGTTACTATATTATGCCCGTCTGTGACAAGTCTCTTTATCTGCTGAAGAGCAAAGTCGTCCTCTCCTAGCTTTCCTTCTTTAAAAGCGCCTTCCAGATTATATAGAAGTAGCTTTTTTGTGGCATCGTCTAGTGCCGAGACGGAAGTGGCTATCTGGACTTGAGAGACTGCGTTACCTCTTGATCCGTGCCCTTTATGCAAGTTCTGTGATATATCTGCTCTGTCGCTTTCTTGTATCGCTCCTGATCTTACTAAGGTTTTTAACATTGTATTTTTAATAGTAGTTATAGATCTAGAGAAACTACTAACTATAAACATATCTTTATCTAGCGTGTAAGGAAGCCTCAGCAGGGGCTCTTTAGCTCGGATTGCATTGTATCTTCTAGTGTTGCGTCTCTTAAAGTTCTCTTGCAACTTTCTTGCGTGTGCCTGAGCCTCTTTAAGTGCTAGAGCCAGGTCTCCTTTGCTAGGTACACTTCCTGTAGATACTTGTATAACTTTTTTCAGCTCTTCGGTATCTGCAAGTATTAATAACTGCCCTTTCTGTCTAGATACAGCTTTACGAGCCTCTGCATCTAGTTTTTTTAACAAAGGGTTCGTAAACGCCTTGTCGAAGTTTTTATTAGCCATTAAAAGTTCTTATACAGATCCAAGACTCTTTTAATATGGTCTGGGAACGCTACGTTATCTCGTTGACTTGAAGAGGAGCTGTTTTGAATACTAGCTCCCTGCATAGTTTGACGCGCTTTATGCTCGTCTTTTATATAGTATGTAATTAGGTCAATAACTGCGAGTTGTAGATCAGCAGGACACTCTTCATATCCTGCGTTATATGTAATTTTTACAGAAGCAGGTCCGGTAGGCCACGATTTGCCAACACCGCCTGTGTTAACACGATAGATACTATCAGTAGAACTATCTGCGTAGTATTCGGTAGTAGGTACACTAATGTAGCTGGCTCCAAAACTTTCTCTTTCTTCTACAGATACTATTGATACTATAGGGCTTTCTGTTAGTTGAACTAGGTTTGTTCCCCAGCTGATATTAAACTCTTGTACTTTATTCGTAGAATAGTGGTCTACTATGCTGTTGCCACAGTAAGTTTTTACTAATGCGCTCACGGCAACAATTAAAGAACTGATCCGAGAATCTTCTTTTGTACTTTGGATACTCTCCGAAGTTTTATAGTCTTCAAGTGTAATCAAGTTTGCCATTTATAAGTCCATTAGTAAAAACTTAGGGGAGCGGACCCCCCTTCGTTTCTAATCTTTTGTAGATTAAGAGTCAGTACGAATCAACTTAACAACCGATACATCGGTAGTGCCGTTGTTAGCACGCAACTGGTTGAAGCCGAGTGACTGGCTAGCAACAATTACGTTACGCTGGTTCATTACTTCGTAATCCTGCTCTACAGATACACCGCGGAGACGTGGGATGACGTGGTTACGAACGTTAACACAGTAGCCTACAGAAGCAGTGTCGGCTTCAGTTTCGAGCTGGTCAGATACAACAACTGGAGTGCCATAGATAGCGCCGACCATGCCGGTGATCTTAGTAGCAATATCAGAACCTACGTCAGTGATGTCAGCAAAAGCTGGATCAGCAAGCAGATCATAATAACGAGCCTGAGATACGACATAAACGAGGTCAGAAGGCATCATGCCATACTTACCCATCAACTTACGACCAGCAAGGAACTCAGCAGCAGTAACTGCAACATCAGCACTAGCAGTAGAGTTAAGAACAGCAACGCTGTTAGTACCAGCAAGAGCTTCCAAGCCGTTAAAGCCTTCATTACCGCCAGAAGTACCATTGATGATTGCGTTGTCTACAGCACGAGCGTGAGCACGAGCAACAGAATCAATCAGCATAGGCATCAAGTTTACAAGTACTTCTTCATCGATATTATTATCCATGAAAGTAGTAGAAACAAGACGGTTAGCTTTCAGAATTACCTGAGAAGCATTGTACTGGTTGCCCGTAACCTGTGGGTTGTTAGTCAAGTTACCAGCGGCAGCAGTATTAGAGCCCCAAGTAGCTGGGAGTGCGTCAGTCTGAATTGGCAATACTTGAGTTTGCGAGTTAATAGTAATCTCACGGAAAGCTTGAGCCAGTTTCAGTTCAAGCATGATTTCTTTCTCGATTTGAGTAGAAACGCCTTGAGCAATATCACCCGCACTAGCTGCGTAGTTTACGCCAGCTTTTTCGAACAAGTCCTGAGAATACTTAGTATCCCAGCCTTTGCCAGTCATTACGCCTAGCATGTGGCCAGTCATAAACTCTTTAGCAAACTTAGAAATGTCGCCAGCGCCAGAACGGTCGCCGAAGCTTTTCTTGCTGTTTTGCATAGCAGTGATTTCAGCTGATTTCTCTTCGAGGTCTTTGCCGTACTTAGCCATAACTTCGTCGAACTTAGCATCTTTCTCGTTAAGTTGCTTCTGTACGTCAGCCATAAGAGCCTCTACGCCAGTTTGTACGCCAGTCTTGACGCGGATGTTTTCGGCTTCGAGGGCGGTTGCTTTTGATACTTCAGCTTCAGCTACTGCTTTGGCTTCAGCTACGTCAGCTGCTTTTTGCTCGGCTTGCTTCATTGCGATTTTAGCGGCTGTATCTTCAGCTACTTTCTTTGCAAAAGCTTCCAAGTCGATGTTTTGATTGTCCATTTTGATCTCCTGATCTGCGGAAATAAGTTCCGCGCTTTTCGGTGTGTGGTCACTAGCTATATTTGAAGAAGTATCTTCGTCCTTAGCCAGAGACTGACCGGCTAGATCTACACGATTAGTGAAAGTTTTTTTGAAGGCTTCGTACTCAGCATCTGAGTCAAAAGACTTCGCGAGCGAAAAAGTAGCTGCTTGATTGCAAGGTACGGAAACAACCGATACCTCAAATAACTCAGCGTCCTTAATCATTAGTCCATCGGTTTCTTTAATGTAATCAGCATCCTTGACTCTGAAACCGACAGAAAAGGCTCCAAGAACACCGTCTTTAACAAGTTCAGCTACATTGCCTGGGGCACTTTTGCTGATCTTACATTCTAACTCTAGGCCATTAGGTCCGGCTTTTACGCCAGTGGCTCTACCAATAGGTCTATCATAATCATGATTAAATAGAATAATTGGATTTTTTTCAAAGTTCTTTAGTCCACCTTTCTGCCAAGCTTCTGCTGAAATAGTATCACCCGCGCGATCAAAATCAGCTGTACTTGCAAACCCTCGAATCATTACAGAACCATCGTCCTGTTCCTGGGTCTTAAAAGTAGACGTAAGATTAAAGATTTTATTCATACCTTAATCCTTTTTTACTGCTTGTTTAGGAGCAGGCTTGACCGCAGCTATGGGTGTAGGCTTTGGTGCTTTGGTTATAACAGGCTTTGGCTCGGGCTTTGGCTCGGGCTTTGGCGCTGATAGTTCAGGATAATTTATCCTAAGAGCATGGGTTAGGTACTTCCATGCTTTGAAACTTCTTTTAACAGTTATAACGCAACAGGCGTCTCGG